CCATATAATCTAAAATATCTATAAAAGTGCTATTAAGTAGAAAATTAACATCTCTTATTCTTTTACTTAATACAAAAATATACTCTCTAAAAGTATATACATCTAAACATTTAAATAGATTTATTAAAAAATAAAACGGAGAAGCATTTAAAAAGTTTATTTCAAAATCATCATTGTTAGGAATTAAACTATATTCTAACGCGTGTCTTTTATCCTCTATAAAGTCATTAATTACCTTTAAAACTTCAGTAGGTAAGTTATTAGTTATATCTATAAGCTCTTCAGTAGATACAGTTCTTAAATTTATTGAATGATTATCAATTTTTATTTCTTTAATTACACTGAAGATGTTATCTGTATTAACTAAAAATTCAGAAGGGTAATCTAATACTAATTTTAAATTACCAATAGTTTTCTCTTCTTTTATATTAATAATCTCATCTAGACTATCAATAACTAAATCTATACTTACATCTTTGCTAGCACCATCGATGTTAATATTGAAGGTATGCTTTAAACATCTCTTTCTAAGATACAATAATGTTATAAATTTTTCAATAACATTTAAATTTTTAGTAATTATAAAGCTCTCTAATCTCTCCACGCTATACTCTAAAGAAGACTCATATAAGAATTCTTTAAGATCTTTAAATAAGAACTCTTTAGTAATTACTTCCTTACCATTAGGAAGCTTAAACTCACATTGCATATTATTAATTATTACTAAAATGCGAAAGGTAAAGCCGATCCAGTTATGGGTAAAGGCTTATAATCTCTAAATGCAAAAGTAACTGACTTTTCTTGAAACTCTTCATCATTATAAGATAGCTGATAACCTTCTACATTGGTTGGAAAAACCTCTCTAAACTCATACCCTTTACGTAAACGCATTCTATTATCGTATTGTCTTAAGACTACTTTAGGACATAATAAGTTTCTTTCTAGTAACCCATCTATACCTAAAGCTATCATCCAAGGTCTAAAGAAAAAATGCTCAATATCATCTACTGTATCAAAAAAGTTTATAGCTAAGTTTTTAGATAAGAAGTCTGCTCTTTTGTTTAAAGCATAGCCAGGTAAGAAGCCTCCCATATTTTGCTGACCTGCTATATCAAATTGAGAATTTTCGTTAGGAACGTTAACTGTTCTTGCCACTAAGATATTACCATTTTCAGTAAATGAATCAGGTTCTGTAGAGGCTTTCCAATTATTAGCGTCTTGCTTATACGCTTTGGTAATAGCTTTGTTAATGTTAGGTATTAACTCTGCACCCTCATATAAAAATTCTATCTTCCAAAGAAAGGGATGCGAAAGAAAGAACCTTTCACTATAGCTATACCTATCGAGAAAATCTTGCTGCTCAAACGCCATTAATAATATTTAATCGCGAGTGTAGTTAAGAAAGGGCAAAGTCTCTATAGAAGTGGAATGCAAAGGTTACATCAAAGCTTAATACATCACCTGAACCATCAGCAATATCATAACTTACGGCTCCTACATTTCGAAGAGAAGCTCCTACTAGTTCGATATTTCTAACATCGTTAAGTTGTTTATCAACTTGTACTAAGTTAATTACTGACTCTTCGCCAGGCATACCATATTGACCAATTGATGTCTCATTATTGAAAACAATTCTAGAAGCAGCTTCAAATTTAGTTCTTAATGCACAATCTTCATCGTGATAAAAACTAATTGTATAACCTCCAGCTTCAGGATAAGTAGATCTACCTGGTACCTGAAACTCTTGACCAAAGTAGTTAACTACCTTGCTATCAATGTTTCGTCCAGGCAACTGCGCTGTCTTTGCATAAACTAGATCATTATCACCAACAAATGTAATTCCACCTGCTAATGTAATATTTCTAACCCTAAATAGAAAATCTCTAGAAAATTGATTTTCTGCTGCTTTAGTAAAGAAGTTTTGAATTGTTGTTGACATAATAATATTTAATAGTTCTTATTGTTTAACCGCCAACTAACTCTTGGAAATTGGCATCTGTTCTAGTAGCGTAGAAGTTAACTAAGATAAACTCTGCTGTTCTCGTTGGCTTAAGGTAAATATCTACCACAAGCTCATTAGCATCGATAACTGCTGGAGTATTGTTTCTTTCGTCGCATACAATCAAGTAATCAAATAATCCTTCATTGTTCTTCGCTCTTTCAAACAGAGGTGTTAAAGCATTTACTAATCTCGTTCTAGTAAACTCTGAGTTCTGCTCAAATACAAACTGACGAGCTAACTGCTTAGTAGGTCTTTCTAATGATAAGAACAATCTTCTAACGTTAATTCTATCGAATGCACTTGGCTTCTTCTGTAAAGTTTTCTGACCGAATATTACAATACCCGAACCAGGGAATTGAGCGATTGGGTTAATGTTAGCTTTGTAAAGTTCATCACGCTGCTTTTGATTAGGATTAACTGCAATATCATTAGCAAATGAAACTAACCCTCTAGTAAAGCCTGCTGGTGCAAACCATGGGAATGCTACTGCATCATTTCTAGCCATTGCAGCTGCAGCAAATCCAGATGATGGAGTCCAGCATTGCTTACCACTATAACTATCAGCTACTGCCATCCAGTTACCATAAACTGCAGCATAAGAAGTATTTTCATTCTCAAACTGATGTCTGATTGGCCAGTAAATTTCAGTTTGGAAGTTTTTAGTCTTATCAGATAGCGGCTTAGTATTCTCACCTTTAATTACAATCTGTCTAATAGGATCTGCTATAAAAATACAATCACCTCTATCACCGCCTTCATATGGAGGCTTAACAAACTTCTCAAACTTATTAAAGACCGATGAATAATTATTTCTTAATGTAATTGATGCTGGGAACGTTACATCACTTGAAGTTCTAAGTCCATTAACTGCTCCACTAACAGCAGAAGTATAAGATTGATCATCATAAAATCCGATCAATTGTGATATTGCATGAATAGTACCCAAACCTGCTTCAGCTACTACATCAATATTATAAACTTCATCGTTCTTAATATTATCTAGTGACCTTTCGACTTTTGCAGGTACATCACCTATAACCTTGGTAATAGTATTACTATTACCATTGAATTGCCCGAGAGGGAATAACGAAGCAGTATTTTCTGCTCCTGCAATTGCATTAAACATGTTAACTCCTGAAAGATTAGTAAATGTTTGAACTCCTGATAGACCATAATTAGCTGCAGTCATGTTTCTAGCGCCTCCTATTGTTCTAACTTTTGTCACTGGAACACCTACATCATTTAACATATCAGCACCATATAGACGTTGAGATATATTATCATTAACTAAAACTTTTACGTTTTGTGAATTATCAGAAGCATTTTCAATGAACGCTGACACATCAGCTCCTCCTTTAGTGTTAAACTGTGTTCTTGCTGAATTAACTGAGCCTACTAATACATCTGTTAAAACATAATCTAATTTTGTTGCTTCATTAGCGTAAATTGATTTACGTAATTTAAATACACCTACTTGTAAGTAATCATCAAACGATCTACCGTCTAAATCATAATCAGTAAGATTTTCCATTACCCTCGAAACACTTTGACCTGAACCATCAGTAGCTGATGATGATAAATCAAACGTTAATGTGTTAGTAGGTATATTAGTAAAGACTGACGTTCTGGTGGCTGTTCCGCCAATG